TGTTAACATAGTTGATCTAACATAAGTATTTTTATTAATTAAAACAATTCTCATGTTTTTTAAACCATCTTTAAACTTTTTCTCTGCAACCATTGCATCTTGTGTATTGCCTCTAAACATATAAGCATAATGCATAGCACCATCAACAACTACATTTCTATATATTTCAGGTATTTTAGGCACATCAGTTGAATCTATTAAATCTGTACTAGTTAAATAATATTCATATACTAAAGTATAAGCTTTATTAGGTGCAGGTGATAATATATATTCTAAACCATGCCCTTTAGCTACATATACAGGAACACTTCTTAAACTTGTATCACTTGTATACTCTTGCTCAACAAATCTATCTAAGTATTCTTCATAAGTTAATACTTGTAACTTTTGTGTTCGATTACCTAATGTAGTATCTTCTTTAACTCTAAAACTTTCAAAGTCTAAAAAAGTAGCATTAGCAGGAAAACTATACCTAGTAATACCAGCAGTTAAAGTATCTTCTTGTTCAACAAAGTTATAAGGCCACTCAGGATACTCTTGATCTATTTCTTGTATTGCAGCATTAACACTATCTTTAACTTGTGAATAAAATCCTACTGCACTAGCAAAATTAGAACTAGTAAGTTCTACTTCATTAAGTCTACGATTAACTTCATTAACAAGTCCTAAAAAATTATATGCCATTATGTTTCCTTAATAGGAAGTAATACTGTTCTTTCAGCAATTGTTCCACTTGTATCTCTTATTTGACAACTAAATTTATATTTAAAATTATTAGTTCCTAGTGCTACATTTATAGTAGCTACAGTATTAGTATTAGATTTACCTACAAACTGTATTCCATTAACAGTATCATTAACACTAGCTAGTTCAGTTTTAACTCCTGAAGCATTATCAACAAACCATATAACATTATCTATAGTAGCTTGATCATTTAAATATCTTGACCAATCCATACTAAAGTCTACTGTTTCATCAGGGTCTTTACTAGGCCATGTAAACATATTAAGCTACCTTTACTGTTCTATCTGAAGATGTAGTTGATCTATGTACATGAACTGTTCTACGTCTTTCATAGTTATCGGCTACTGCTGTATAGTCAAACTGTGTTGCAGTAATACTTTCTTCACCTAATGATGATGTTGCTTTAACTCCATCAGGTATAATAGTTCTACTATTTATAGTTCCATAAACAGATGTACCATATACAGCAACACCATATACTTCTCCTGTACTATCTATTAAAGTAACTGTAGCCATTTATTTAGTCAATCCTTATAATAGCTGTAGTACTATCTGCTGTAGGAAAACCTACTATAAAATCAGCAGTTGTTGTTGTTTTATCTGCACTAAAATCTAGTACACATACAGCATTAGTAGTGTCAGATGTACCACTTGTTGTTGTGTTATATACTAAAGCACCTCTTACTGTTACAGAAGCATTAGTAAATGTAGCATTATCAAAACTAGTAAATGCTACTGTGCCTGATGTAGTAGCAGTCTTATTAGTTAAACCTAATCCACCACTTGTATATCCTGCACCTGCTACTTCTCCACTAGTAGTATAACTTGTAGTACCTGCACTTAATGCTGCACCTGCACTATACAAAGCAATTTTAAAAGTATGCCCACCAGAAACAGAAAAGTCATGCTTACCTTCAAGCAATTCTTTTTTAAATGATGTACATAAAGCTTGTGTTATTGCCATTACGTTACTTTCAAAAAAAAATGGGTAACCCTTATAGCAAGAGCTACCCACATATCAACAATATAGCATTAAGCTAATTGGTCACGATCTACTTCGTCAGGCCCAAGATCATTAGAAATATCTTGAACTACTGCAAAGGCACGGAATACACCAGTTGTAGGTAGAGCACTTGCTGATGTATTAGCCTTACCAATAGTAAGATCTAATGTTAAATCAGAGCCAGTCATCATAGGTCTACAGGCAGAAGCTATTTGAGTAATTGTACCTGTAGCAATTGCTGATCCCCAATCTTCTCCATTAACAAATCCATCACCATCTACAGTTTCAATACCTAAATCTACTGTATACTTACCATCACCTTGTGTAACCATTTCAAGTCCTGCTGCATATACCAAAGACTTAGCTGGAATATCCAACACTTGAATTACGTCTGCTGATCCGATAGCTGAACCTTTAGTAGTTGTAACAGTTGCTAAATTAACATCTGTTTCAATTTTATAAGGCATCTTACGGATAGCTCTTGAAGGATGTGTTCCTCCATTTATACCACTTGATTGATCTACTGTAGCCATTTATTTTCTCCTTTAAGCAGCAGTATTATATTTAGCAGTAACGATTGCTTCAGGTCTTAAAATCTTACGACCATAAAGATGCATACCACGAACGATGTCAGCAAAGCTGTCAGGATCTCGATAGCTTTCTGTCTTAGTAATCTGTTGAGCAGTAGCTACAGCAGATGAATGTCCAGCAACAATAACACCAAAGTTGGCATTTTGATTAGCTGTACCTGTTGTTGAAGAACCTGTTCCTACTGATGGAAGGTTGTTTGAAATATACACTTTAAAGCCATGTAGATTATTCAACACTAATCCATTCTGTAAGCCTGATCCACCAAAGTCTGAGTCAAATAATCTGCTATCCTCATCCTTTAATATCTCAGCAAATACAGGATCAACTACTAACCATCTGTTTGCTGTATCAACAAATTGAGTATCAAGTAAACGGCTCATACGAGCTACTACTTGTAATGGGCTTGCAGTTGCTGTTGGAACTGAAGTAGCACCTGGCAAACGTGAAGCTATTGGAATTGAATGCTCACCTGCACTACTAGTAGTGATATTAGCAAAACTACCTTTTTTTAGTTTCATTGTAGTTAAAAGCTCATCATCACCTGCTGTGGAAACAGCATTAGTACCAGGGGAAGATGTTCTAGCTGTATCAGCAACACCATGCTTTACTGATTGTGAAAAACCACAAAGATAACCAAATACATCTTGATCATATTGATCTCTTAAACGATATGCAGCACGATCAGATGCCATTGATAAGAAGTTTACATGACTGTGAGCTTCTTCAATATCATCCATCTTAAATGCATAGTAGTTAGCTTGATCAACAACTAATGTGAAATCTTCATCATCAAGATCCTGTGCAGTAATTTGTGTACCACGATTGTAAGCCTGTACGGAAACTTCAGGTTCTTTAATGATTTTAACTGAATCACCCATATTAGCAATCTCACCAAAATAATCACTATTGGTAATATCTTCTACTATGGAGGATTTACGGAAAGCAAGTTGTACCTGCTTCGAGTATATTACTGGGCTAAAATTACCATTAGGTAAATTGTTATGGCCCGTTGCCTTAGGAAAAGCCATTGTATTTCTCCTTGAAAAAAAGTATAAGTATCCAACGCAGTTCTTACACAATCATTCTAGGGGCTGTCTTTATTGGTGCAAATTATATAGATGCCGTCACAAGCTATATAATATGGGCAATCAAGTTTCAGGTATTCCGAAAATTGTTATATTGCGTTATAAAATTTTGTAAGTGTAATTTGGTATCCATGTAGGGGCAAACTACACTTACAGTAATTGTTGAACTATTGTTATAAATATAAATGCTTGAATGTCAAGTACTATCTTGCTGAACCTGTCAAATCATATATAAATGTACCATTTTGTATGGCTTTAGTTATTTCTTCCTGATTTGCTTCATATTCTCTAGCTGACATTTTTTCTACATCTGATTCTTTAAGTGTTCCTACTTCAGATGAAGTATTAGGATTACCTTTATTAGTGGCTACAGATTTAGCTGCATCAAGGCTTTTATCTTTTGCAGTTACTTTCTTAGTACTAATACCCATATCAGCTTTGTAAAGATCAATAGCTCTTGCAGCAGAATTAGCATCATGCTCATTTTCATATAATGCTTTTTGAACCCACTCAGGTTGTTCTTCTACCCAAGTATGAAATTCATCTTGATCTCTAATAGTTACAAAGTCAGGATGTTTCTTTAATAATTCTACTTCAGCTTTCTCTCTTAATGCATCATCTTGCATTGTATTAATTTGTTTAAGTCTTTCTTCTAAATCTTTAGATTGTTCTTTAGCTTTTTTAATAGCTATTGTTTCTACAATCTTAGCTACATCAGGGTACTCTTTAGTCCACTCATCTAACTCTTCTTCTGATTTAGGTAACTTAATTTGTTTCTTTGTAGAAGCATCTAATTGAGTTCTTAACTCATCTATCTGCTTTTGAAGATCATGTTCTTTCTTTTGTGAGTGTCTTCTTAAATCACCATATCTTTTTTTAAAACTTTTTTCTTCTGCTGTAACAGGTTCAGGTTCAGATTTTTCTTCTTCTTCAACTTGTCCTGTATTCTGTTTTTTTAATTCTTCTAATTCTTTTTCTTCTTGTTCTATACGTTCTTTATTAGCAGATCGTGTAGCAAAGCCTACTACTTTCTTTTTCTGAGGTTTAACTTCAGGTGTTTCTATTACTTCTGCTGCTTCAGCCATTTTGTACTTCCTTCTTATTGGGGCTATCCGTAGCCTGTAAGGGGGGATAAGGTAGCCAATTATAGATTCTTTATTTTAAATGAGGAATCATTAACTCATCTTTTCCTACCAGCACCAGGATATTGTTTTTCTATAATACTTGTAGCTCCTTTTTTAACTACTTCTTTAACTGCTTTTTTACCAACTTCTTTAATAATACCTTCTTTTGTAAACTCTGGTAAAAATTTCTTAGCTATACTTTTTACAGTACTTTCACCTACAGCACTACTTACTTTAGTGCCTAATTTAGACATTAATCCTGGGCCATAAGTAAGACCTGCTCCTATTGCAGCCGCAATAGCAAACTTTTCAGCAGCATCATTTTTAGTATCCACATAATTAGGGTATATTAAAGCATTATCATTCTCATCAAACCTAATCATAAAGTTAGTCATGCCTTCAGTTTGTGTAGTATTACCCCATCTTACTCCTTTTCTTGGATCATTTGCTGCATTAATTGCTTCTATATTTGTTCGTGCTTTAGCCTTTGATCTCATGCCATAACCTATTGCTCTAGTAGTATCTTGTTCGTATCCTAACTCTCCTCCATACTTACCTTGTACTACTTGTTCACCTGTATCTTTATTAATTAAAATTCTTTTTGGAGCTTGTGGAACTAAACCAACAATCTTAGTTTCTTTTCCACCCATACCTAAACTTCTGCTTGTTGTTTTTACATCTTCAGGTGAAACTTCAATAAGTTTAGATTTTTCTCTAGATCTGTCTAAATGATTACTAACCTTTTCAGGTTTAAGATAATATTTATCACCTTTTTTAATTAATTCTGCTGATACTTTAGGTTGCTCTACATCTTTATATCCTAACTGTCTTAGATCTTTAATACCTGCTTGTGCTAATGAATCAGCCATATATTGATTTATAAATGGTACATCTGTTTGATTAGGATAACTTTGTCCTTGTCTTTTTAAATATTCATTTTGATGTTGTAATTGATTCATTATATTAGATTTAGCATCATCCCCAGTTAAATTAGTATAATCTTCTGGGCCTGATATAAATGTACTAAAATCTTTTTCTACTTTAGTTTGCTGTGTTTTATTAGTAGTAGATGTTCCTACTTTAGTAGATGTATTAGGATCTTTAGTTGGATCTACTATATCAGGAAATTTTCTACTAACTATATCTCTAGCTGATGTAAATCCTTTCTTACCTAATAAAGCTCTACCTATTTGACTTGATTCAGTATCAGGCATACCTTTACTTGGATCTAATCTTTTCATAGCAAAAGGTGATCTATAATCTCTTACTTGTTCATTTACAGTTTTAGGTTTTTCAGTTGGAGGAAGCTCTTTATTAATTGTTGGATCTACTGTTTTTTTATTTGCATCTTCATCAGATGGATAATATATTTGAGTTTGACCTAATTCTTTTTTTTCTTCTCCATCTTCAAGACCGCCACTAGCAAATCCACCTTTAGCAAATCCTGTCACACCCTCTTCAATATTTTTTTTTAAATTACTATCTTCAGATTCTTCTATGGTATTTTTAGGAGACTCCTGTGCGGCCATTTCTGCTTCAACTTCTTCAATGATACTATCAATATCTGTATCAAATTCTCCTGTGTCATCCTCTACTGCCTCCTCTGAATTACCCATCTGCCCCATACGATCCATCTTACCTAAACCTTCTTTAGCTTCTTGCCTTAGTTTCATAAGATTATTTAATCCTATAAACCTAACTACATCAGCAGGAAATACAAACTCCCCTTCACTTAGCTGTGCAGGTATATCATCTCTAACTTCTTCTTGTGTAGAACCTACAGGTACATCATTACCACTTACAGGATCTACTGTGCCACCTTCCTCATTAAGTCCACCCTCTTGTAATAATTTTTGTGTTTGATCTTCCACAGCACCACCCTTTTGATATGTTGGATATTTTTTAGGATCGTACATTTTTTCAATCATAGGTTTATACGTTCCTCTTTGTACAGAATTTTTTACTAAGTTTTCTTCTTTTGTTAATACTTGTAAGTTACTAGGATCATCTGACCCACCATTTGATTTAGGATTTACATGATCTACTTCATGCTTTACCCCTGTTTGTTTAGATAACTGTTTAGCAGTATCAAACATTTTTGCTGCTGTTCCTGTTATAGGTGCTACCATTATTTACTATTTTCCTGTTCAGCATTTACATAATCTCTTAAATGCTTTAAGTACCTGATTGTTTTTACAGAACCTTGTGCCTTATATATATCTATAGTATCAACTGCCTGTTCCATAGTCTTATGTTCCATCTCAGTTAAGAAATCTAGCAACTCATTAAATGCTTTCCATTGAGTTGTATTATTTACAAACCCCTTAAGCTTGAGGAGGTGTTGGTGCTGCTGCTTGTTGTTGTTGCTCATTACCTGCGAATCCTTGTTCTCCAGGTATAGGTACTTGTCCTACACCTATGTTACCTCCACCACTTCCTGTTGGATCTGCTACATTAGGAACTCCTGGTGCTCCAGCTTGAGGTTGTTCTTGTTGCATTGGTGGTTGAGGTGGTTGTTGTTGCTTCATTATCTCAGCTTGTCTTGCTGCCTCTTCCATACTATTAGTTACCTTATCAGGGTCTAGCTCCATTGATTTAGCTATCTCTCTAATAATATATGGAAACTTAGCAAAAGGTGCTAATGATGGATTACTAGCTACTTGTAAAAACTGCATAAGTCTTTGGCTACGAACTTCATTAGCCATTAAACTTTCAGTACCTCTAGCCTTAACTTCCAAGTCACCTTTAATTTCAGGTGAATAATCAAATTGCATATTAAATCTAAAGAAAGATTCATTACTCTAT